TTTTTTTTCGGGCCTAGCGTCGATTCTCCCGCGAGAAACGGCTTCTCGGGGCCGGTCTATCGCGGGAGGTATCCGCGGCGCTCTCGCGAGCCGCTAGAGGCCGGCAATCGCGTCTCCCGCTCGCGTTCGTCGCGTCGCTCGCGGCTCGGGAGGCGACCGTGAATCGAATGCGGTTTTAGAATTTGGGGTAGGGGTGGTCGCGCGGCGGTGACCTCCGCGCTTAGCGTGCACAATTTCAAAGCAACACTTAGCTAAGCTAATCAAATACCTCCTGTCCCTCCGGTGCAATGCATCAGTTTCTAGGCATTGCTTAGCCGAGCTAACTAAATCGACATGGCGTATAATCTAGTTATGAGGAACTGAGAGGAACAAAATGTCCCGTAATCCTTTTATCCCAGCGCAGCATCAAGAAACCGAGTTCAGCTGGGGTCCAGGTCGCTTCCCTGTGCCCCACATAGACTTCCAGTCTCCGCGTATAGGCGGCCCAATACCACAACTAGTCGATCCAGATACGCGCGATCAAATGCTCGACCTCGCCGCGATGAAGCGCACAGACCTCAACGACCCACGCGTTCAGGATCTACCAGCATTCTCGGGCACACACGGCGAACACCCAGACTACTACACATTCGGCAACACAGAGCGTTATGGCGCTAACCCGCCTCTCGTACGCGAGCGTAGGTGGCCCAAAGGTAAGTGGATTTACCGCGTACTCCCATCCAGAATGCAACGCGAATGGTAACCTAACATGACCAGTGAAGTTCAAACCATCGCGATCATCGGCAACCCTGACTCGGGTAGCTTCGCGCTTGCCTTAGATGGTCAGCCAACAAGCTTCATAACCAACCACCCCTCGGCGGGTGACTTAGAGCGCGCGCTTGAGTTGCTGCCCAATATTGGCTTAAATAACATAGCCATCACCAAGGATAGCAGTTGGGTGTACCGAGCCACGTTCCAGAATGCTTTAGCAAACCAAAATATAAACCAGCTACAGCTCATCACAAACAACCTAGCTCCTATAGGTTGCGATGTAGAAATCGCCACAATACAGGATGGCACAGACTCTACGGGTGACCCTAAACAAGACGCCATAAACGATGCTTACAGTACACTGGTGTACTTCAGCCGTAGACATGCAATGCCATACCCATTCACAGGTAAAGCATTAACAGTTGTGCTCGAACAACTACGACCATACCAAACGGTGGAGTAAACAGTAATGGCTAACAGGGCAGACAGTAATGGCTAACAGAGCAATAACAGCCGGCATACAAGCTGGCCTTGTTAGTAAAGGCCTAAGCAGAGGCAGGCAACAGGCAGACCGTGAGATCCACAGAAATACGGTAGACAAGCAGGCGCGTAGCATAACGCCAAATGTGCCGCACCCTGGGCGCACGGCGCCAGTGAGATGGGCGCGCAGGCTTAATAACGGCAACATGCCTGGCCACGGCGTGGGCGGGGTACCTGGGAATGGCTTCGGTTTACCAAGCGCGCTAAGCCTAGGCAGGTTTGGGCTTAAGCACCACCACGCTATGACTAGTGGTAAGATTGGGCCCACACATCTGGGCGCTAGTGGCAGTGGTGGCGCGCCAACACCCAAGATAAAGGCGCCACCGCTCTTCAAGCCATTTAAGCCGCTGCCTACGCGCAAGATACCAAACTTTGCGATACAGAAACAGCCAAAGCCCAAGACTAGCACTGCCTTGCCACCACTAGGTAGCGCACCGACAACACGACCCAAGTTCGCACCCAACAAGTAAGGCCGCGCCCAACAAGTAAGGACCAGGATGGCGATAGCAAAAGCTAACGGCGGCGAGCAACAGAGCGTGGCTACCACAGTTACGCTAGGCGGTGAGGGGACGCTGACTGTAGGCGCTGAGATTGTACAGACACCTACGGTGAACCTGGGCGGGGAAGGTACGCTTAGCATACAGGCTTTACAGAAGCAGCCAATAACAAGCCAGAAGAAGACTAGGTACTCGCACCAGCAGTCGCATAACTGTACCATGGAGCCCACACCACCGCCAACAGATAGCCCACCGCCGAGCGTGCCTGGCCAACGAACTGTGGGCTGGACACCTATCTACGTTGGGTACGTTAACCCTATGGACCAGCCAAGCACTATACAGAACCGTACTACTGACCACCCATACGTCAACACGAGGCAGCGCCACCCAACGAACCCCATTAAGCAGCTAGACATCGTGATGTGGCAAATACAGAACCCAGACACTTGGCCAGACGGCAACCCGAACAACGGCCCGCCAGTACCGCCAGCATGAAAGGCATAACGACAACCTCACAAGGAGGCATACCATGGCAAGGATAAGCTCAGGCCTGCCGCAGAGAGGCCACCCGCATACACTAAGTGCGGCGCGCATTGCCCAGCTACACCGATGGCAGCTGCTTGGTGCCCAAGCTAGGCGTGGTAGCCACACTGCGCGTAAGCAGATACACCATGCGCAGACAGCGAAGGCAAGGCGCAGAATTGGTGCGCCGACGCTACGCGCTGCAGCTTGGACTGTTAGCAAGACCGCGCTACCGACGCAGCTTGTGGCGCCGGTATTGCCTGGCTACCAGCCTGGCGATAGGACATACAACGCACCAGGAAGGCGGCGAAGTTGACTGAGCAGCAAGAATCGAACGCAAGCCAGCCAAAGATACCAACTAGCATTCGCAGAGACCTTAAGCCCTTTGGCGGGATAAATGGCCAGGCGGCCTTCCAAAAGGCCAAAGAAGAAGCCCTGATGACCGAAGGAAGACAATACTGCTTCGATAGGGGTTGGCTAACGGTTAAGGAACTGGACGATGAGGAGTTGACCGCTGGGCGTTGTCGCAATAAGAACGGTTACATTCCCAAAGTTAAGGGCAAGACTGAGTACATACCCAGGCACTTGTACGATGAGATGGTCGCTGAGCACGAGCTTAGGTTCAAGCACAAGCTGCGCGAACGCCTAGACCAGATGCTGGATATTATGACTGGTATCGCTGAGGACGAGACTGTAGAGCCACGCGATAGGTTCCAGGCTGCGCAGTACATTTTCGAGCGTACAGCAGGCAAGACGCCAGATACCGTAACGGTCAACGTTAAGCACGCGCCGTGGGAGGAACTGCTTAGCCAGGTAGCCGGCATCGCGCCGATGAGCCGCGATGAGCACCGGCGCTTACAAGTTGGTATCGTGGACGCTGAGTGCATCGAAGTTGATGAGAACGGTGTACCAGTGGACTACTTCACGGAAGGAGATATATGCTATGGCAAAGAAGCGCAAACAAACCCGAAGGACCCACACAGTGAAGCGCGCAGTGCAAGTTTTACTCCCTATGGGGATTGGGATGCCTCCACCGCCACCATGCCCACCGTTGAGCGACCCGGTGAAGCCGCCAGCACCGTAGGTCCAAGCCAAGAAGAGCTAAGCCAAGAAGAACCGTACCAAGACGAGCCTGAGCTTAACTACGGGAGGCGCGCTGACGAAGCTCGTAGCTATGCTGAGCAAGCTCGAGATGCCCAAGCGCTAGCTAGACGACGCAAGGAAGCCAAAGACAAGATACGTAACGCTACGAAACAGCGTAAGATAGCCAGAGCGATGGGCGCTGACGCCATAAAGGATGGCCCTACAATTACCGGCGTAAGTGTAGATGACGATGGGAAGATGCGCTTTGAACAAGAGTGAACGCCTTCGCGGGCGCGAAACGCCCCGCCGAGGTATAATCGGGGGGTGTACGGACTTAGGATACCTCTTGACGGGTCTTTCCTCGCGCCCTGCGTCCCGCACACAGATGGTGGCCCGGCCCGGTCTCATGGGTTCCTCTCAGCCTGGCGGTTACGGGCCGGGTCACTGAAACTAGGAGGATAACAATGGGTACTGGTGGACCATTCTCACCACCTTATAGGCGTATGGCTTTGCACCCGATACCTCGTGTCGTGGATAACACAGATGCAATGGCTATCGAGCAGCACGCCATTAACATTTCGCATACGCCGATACGGCGCGCTGACATGCCGTCAGGCCCCGGCAGCTTCTCGCCATATGGCAACACGAACTTTAAGTGAGGTAACAGCTAATGGCTAAAGGTGTACCCAAGTACCCAACTGGAACTCCTGGTGCGCCAGGGACTCCGTATGCGCCATCGAGCCGTAAAAAGCCAAGCCCGACTGGGCTTAACCCATCAAGTCCTAGCTATGGTATGAACCCTGGAAGTGAAACAAAAGACCCAATCGGTCGATCCTCCAGGATAACTGGAACAAGCCAAAGTCGTGACTTACCTTCAGGACAGGGAAACCTTGAAAGCAAAGCGAGAAGGAGTTTCTAATGGCATCAGCAAACGCAAGTGGTCTCCCAAGTTCAGCCGGCCCAGCTCCGCAAGCCCAATCGGGTGGAAGGGCTACCAAGTTCACAGGTGGTACAGGCGGTGTTCCGCTAAGCAAGCAAGTCACTAAAGGTGCTGTGCGAGCCAAGAATGTGAACGGCGTTGGCCTTGAATACAACGTGCGGTCAAGCGGCGGCGATGCTACGCTGCAGCAGCAAGGTTTCACTGTTGGCGCGACACCACCGTTAACAAGCGGTGGCTTGCAAAAGCCAATTCAAAGCCTGCGGCGGGTGCGTCCTGCACCACGAGCCGGCAGCCAATAACTAGTGTACGGTATAGCTGGTGCCTGTAACGTACCGGGGCAGCCCGTACTCAACGACAAACTCGGGAAACGGAGCAATAATGGCCAACAACCAACCGCCAAGCGGTGGGAACAAGGCAGCCCAACAGGGCAGCGGAACGGGAACACCAAACACAAAGTCGATAGGCGCAAGCGCAAAGAAATGGGCTAACACGCTTAACCCTTGGGGCGGCCCCAATATCCCCAAGACACCAGTCAATAGGCTTGCGCCTAGCGGCAGCAGCATGCGGAAGCCAATCCCTGACCCTTCACTGAAGGGAATGGATTACCCACCGAATGACCCGTTACTATGGCCGGTGGTGCCTAACTGGGATGGTAGCTATACTCGCCAGCCTAGCGCGAGCGGTATTAACTCTGCTGTGATTGCGAAGAATAATTCCGCTGTTGAGGAAGCGTACCATAGGGCAGGTTATCAGTGACTGTAGTAGGGGGTGATGCAAATGCCAGCGCTATTGAATCCATGGGCCGTATATGAACACCCTTTAATAGCCTGGGATTGACCCCCATCCTGCGCAGGAGTTAGTGCTAGAAAGCCAAGCGCGCCATAAGGTTTGGTGTGCTGGTCGGCGTACAGGTAAGAGCGATTTGGGTGGTCATGTACTACTCCCCGAAGCTATATATACTCGAAGTGTAGCTGAGGAATGGCGTAAACAAGGTAAAGCGCGCATATTCTGGATTGTGAGCGATGAATACTCCACAGCGGAAAAAGAGTTCAGAGTCATATGGCATTTATGCCAACTGCTTGAATTGCCCTTGGATAAGCCTGGTAGCTACTATGATGCCGTCGGTGGGAACATGCACATTAGTTTGTGGAATGGGGCGTTCCAAGTGCACTGTCAGTCGGCTAAATACCCAGAGCACCTTGTCGGTGAGGCGCTTTGCGGAGTAATAATGGCCGAAGCCGCAAAGGCTAAGCCTTCAATTTGGCACCGATTTATACGCCCAATGCTTAATGACTACAAAGGATGGAGTTTACACACATCCACACCATTGGGGCACAACCACTTTTATGACAAATTCAATATGGGGCAGGACATTTATAACCAGGATTGGGAATCTTGGCGAGTCCCAAGCTGGTATAACCCATACGTGTTTACAGAAGAGACACTCGATCGTGATGTCAAGAGCCTTTTGCTTACTCTTGAAGGTGCACCAGGCTTAAGTGCGTTTGAAATAGCTGAGCGTGACCAACTTAAGATTGATAATGAAATACTTCAGCTAGTTGAAGAGTTGCCTCCTGAACTATTTGCGCAAGAAATTAGCGCTGATTTCACTGAATTCGCTGGCCAAGTGTTTAAGGACTTCGATGAAGCATACCATGTCGGCGATTTGCGGTTCAATCCTGAATGGGAAACGTACGCAGCGACAGACTACGGCTTCACAAACCCGAATGTCTGGCTCCTCATCCAAGTGGGGCCTTGGCAAGAGATTAATGTACTGGCTGAAGTACATGAAACCGGACTTACAGCGGACAAATTCGCCGAAGAAATCAAGCGCAGAAGGTTAAACCCGCCCGAGCTTGAGGTGTTTTTCCCTGACCCAGCCGACCCAATGTCGACAAGAACGCTACAAGACAAGTTACACATTAGGCCGGCCGCAAAAACTGGTGGCGAACTATACATTCGCATCAACTTGATCAGGCAGGCACTGCGTAAAGGTCGTATTGATCGCGAAGCTACCATGTTGACTGAGAATAATGCGGATGTTTGGCGTCCACAACTTATGATTGATCGCCGCAATTGCCCGCGTATGCGTGAAGAAATGTTGGCGTATAGATATCCAGAGCGCAAAGAGGACGCTGAAACGTCCAGAGACCGTTTTGAGAACCCATTAAAGAGGGATGACCATGCGCCGGAAGCTCTTGGACGCTTTATGGTGGGCTATTTCGGTGACGGAACGCTACTTGATATGGGCACGAGGATTACAAAAGCTAAGATCAGAGTCGGCGCCAAGAAGCGCAAAGGGTTGTTTGGACGGAATAAACCATTAGGTTCAATGATACCTACCCACAAAGGATTTCCAGACTGGCAAAGGGATTGGCGGTGAGAGAATGGACCACAAACATTGCGACGCATGCCCTATGAATTGCGATCATCGCATTCAAAAAGTAATGATGCTGCAAGTACCTATGGTTAGACGAGCAGACCGTAATAAAGCGCCTGAGCCTGTGAAGAGGTAAGATAAAAGCATGCGAGTTGACGTCTAGAAAAAGATCGGAGGTGGTCTGATGCCGATAGATACGCGGCAGTATTGACGACAGTGCCATCGACTTTATACGCGATGACCTAAAGTTTAGTCGTCTGATAGCAAATCTTAGCAATAATGATGACCGTGTGCGACTTAAAGCGTACATGTTATATGAGGACATGTACCATAACCGTCCAGAACACATTCGCATTACACTCCGTGGCGGGTCAACTACCACAATTCCTGGTACTCCACCAGTCACATTTACAAGCCCACAGTATTGTGATGAAGATGAAGACAGCGTACAGATTTATGTTCCAAGTGCGAAGAAGTGTATTGAAGCTGTTAACCGTTTCCTTGCGGTGGGATGGAAGATCACTCCAGATCCATTAGCTGATCAAGGCGCCAATCTTGCTGCTGTAGACAAATTCTTAATGGATTTGTTTAAGCGTGAACGCATGACTAGTAAGTTCGCGCAGATGAAGCGGTACATGCTAGTTAAAGGTGATGCGCTATTACATATCACAGCTGATCCTAGACGACTCCCCGGTAAACGGATCAGTATTCAAGAGTTGCGCGCAGAGCATTACTTCCCAATCGAAGATGATCAAGGTAATTATATCGGCTGTCATATAGTCGATATTATAAACAATCCAGGCACTACACTTAAGTTAATCGCGTATGGTAGTAAGGAAGTGGTTCGTCGGCAGACTTATCGCAAAGAGTTGGATGATACGGGATACCCAACTGGCCGGATCACATCGCAACTCGCATACTTTGAATTGGGCAAGTGGGACGACAGAGTGCTGCCGCCAGAAGAAGTCTTCATGATTGAAGAAGTGCGTGAAGCATACTACTTACCCCCGGAAATAAATCAGATACCAGTGTACCATTGGCGCAACCAGCCGCCGCCAGGTAGCTTTTTTGGTACATCTGAGTTATCAGGCGTCGAAAGTGTAATCAATGCTATCAATCAGAGTATGTCCGATGAGGACTTGACATTAATCATGCAAGGGCTTGGTGTGTATTGGACCGACGCTAGCCCTCCTTTGGATGCGAGTGGAAATGAAGTGGAATGGGAAATCTCGCCGAGGTCCGTTGTTCAAGTCGCATCTGGCGGACAATTTGGACGAGTTTCTGGAATTACAACCGTGCAGCCATTTGGTGATCACATCAACGCTCTTGACGAGGCAATGCAACAAGCCCTTGGCGTACCAGATATTGCTATTGGCGTTGTTGATGTTACGACTGCGGAGAGTGGTATTGCCTTACAACTCAAACTTGGCCCACTTCTTGCTAAGAACCAAGAGAAAGAACTTGACTTACTTGATGTCGCAGACCAGTTCATCTACGATCTCATCAGCGGATGGATGCCCGCCTACGAAACCATTACCACCGATGGCATTGTCTTCGTAAATATCTTTGATGACGCGATGCCCAAGAACAAATCGAAAGATTTAGCTGATCTACTTTCGATTTGGATACAGGCACCTAACATAATGCCAGTCGAGTGGTTCTATGATCAGCTAAATGGAATAATGGGATACCAGCTTGATTATGGTACTGACTTCCAAAAAGCTCTTGATGATGCAACGAAGATTGCGGAAGCTGCAGCTGGCCCGCAACCTCCGCCAATACCGCCAGACCAATTAGCAATGGCTGGGGCGGGAGCGCCTGCAACAAACGGTCAACCACCAGGAGGATAGAATGGCTAAGAAATCAATGAAACTAGGTGGAGGTGGTCGCTTTGCTGCAATCGCCAAATCAGCAGGAGGTGGCAAGAAGGGAGCTGCAATCGCTGCTGCTGTTGGAAGACGCAAGTATGGAGCTAAGAAGATGGGTCAAATGGCTGCTGCCGGCCGCAAACGGGCGACGCGAGCCAGGAAGAAGAAGTGATTATGGCTAGGAAACGTAAGGGAACCACGAAGAAATTGCCATTCGGCGGTAAGAAAGCACCGCCATTTGGTAAGGGCGGCAAAAAAGGCGGTACAAAGGTTAAGACGACTGCCGGCGGCGTAAAAACCGCCAAGGTGTTCAAGTAATGGGTAGATTGGGTGGTCACACCCAGAACCATCACAATACTGGCAAGATAGCTCGTGCTGCAAAGGGTGCAGCCAAACCGGAGGGGCCGCCGGGCATCGTTCCAGGTCAACCTGCTGCCGGCCATCACCCATTCGATAGCCGCGCACAGTGGCGATTGTTTTTCGCCAATCCAAAATTGCGCAAATGGGCTATTGGAAAGGCCCATGCGACTGGTGGACACCGCGAGATTACGAAAGCATTACATTATTCACCGGCATACCGTGGTTTGCCGGAGCGTGAACGCGGCTTACACAAAGGCCAAGGTCAAGGAAAACATAAGCGATGAAAATTCATCATCCTTATCCGAGCGCGATGCGTCGCGAACGCGTAAGATAATCGTTAATCAAGGTTTGATCAGCCTAATCTGGGAGTGCAAATGTCCGACGAGCCTCGTCAAGATCCACCGAAGCAGGATGATCAAAATGACCAGCAGCAAAATCCACCGCCGCCTCAGCAAAATAGTCAGCAACAGCAAAATCCTCCTGCAGACACTGGCGATACCGGCGATAAAGGCGATGGAAGTGATGATGGCGGAGATACTAGTACTAGTCTTGAAGAGCAGCTTGAAGCGGAGAAACGTAAGAACATCCAATTAAGTCGGCAACTTACGCAGGCCAAGAACGAAAAGACGAAAGCTGACGCCGACAAAGATGCTGCGAAAGAACGCGATCAGTTCAAAGAGGAAAACACCAAACTTAAGAGCTTAATGGATAGCAAATTTTTACTTTGGTGTATCGGGACAGACAAAAAACATCAATGGCAGGATCCAGAAGATGTTGTCAAGTTCATTAAAACCGATGAAATCAATATCGACGTGGATGCTGGTACAGTCGAAGGACTGGATCTGGCCCTAAAGCGAATCGCCAAAGATAAGCCATATCTCCTGGTACCGAAGGATGAGGGAACTCCTGGCGGTCAACCAAGTGGTGCCCATCCAAGCGGAGGCAAGGTAGGCAGCACTGCTGATGAAGCAAGACGACTTGGGGTCAAATATAAAATCCCTGGGTTCGGTACTCAAGCACAGAAGTTTATGTAGGAAAGGACGCCAAAATGGCTCGCGTTGATAAATATGACCCTATTACTGGTGGGTTCCGCGCCGATGTGGCAGCCGACGTGGCGGACGCTGATCTTGGCAAGCTATATGCCTATGGTCTCGACAGCACCGGAAAAGCAGTTAAAGGTGCCGGACAGTCTGGTTGTCAGGGTGTTTGGGTTTTTAATGATAAGCCAGGTCGCGTAGGTCCGTTGAAGGAAGTACAGCGCCAGGATATTATGCGAGAGGGATGCGTCGGTGATTTCGGTCCGACATCCGGTACACCAGGCACAACATTTGGTGTCGCAGGCACTAAGTATTATGCTGACCCAACCACTGGTGCTATTTCGTCTACTGGTGGGGCTGGTACTTATTACGTCGGGGTGACTGTCGAACCTGACCGTCTTGAGGTCAACTTCCATCCCATTGCACTGTGACCTGAAGCGATAACCTTGAAAGGACAGAAATGACATCACCAGTGTATCACTCTGGCACCTTGGTCGAGGGTGATATCCTCACCCATACCCCTGATGGTGTCGATCTTAACCAGCTCTGGGGCGAGTTCGTTAATGCCAACACGGTGTATAACGAACATAAGCAGGGTTTTGTCGGCATCCTCACATATCCTGTGATTTCCGACATCGAACTCGTGCCGCAGATCGGCGACTTCCAATTCGAGGTCGCTACTGAATTCGGTATCCCACGTGGACAAAACACGAATATCAGCTACTACCAGCTGGCATACGCTTATCAGGACTACGACCTGAAGCTGGGTTATACCTGGAAGTTCCTTCGTGACGCTCCATCGCAACAGATCGAAGCGATTCACACTAAGGCAATCCAGGCAGACCAGGCACTGGTGTTCCGTAAGACGATGGAAGCCTTGTTTGATAATCGATCGCGCACGACAATCATCAACGCCATGACTTTCAATGTATTTCCGCTAGCTAACGCTGATGGCTGGGTACCTCCTGCATATAAAGGCGTCACATTCGATGGTACGCATAACCACTACCTAACTAGTGGTGCCGCGACTGTCGATTCGGATGACTTTGAGACAACTGTCAATACTTTGACTGAACACGGTTATGGGTGGGATACCGGAACTCAATTAGTCTGTTTCGCAAACCGAAGTGAAATCAATAGCATCCGCAAGTGGCGCTTTGGGCAGACCAACAACAACGGTAAGGTCGCCAACTTCGACTTCGTGCCGGCACTGGGTCAGCCGGCACTCTTAGTCCCGAACGCTGAAGGTCTACTGGGTGGACAAGCACCAGCCACCTGGAATGGCCTTCGCGTATCGGGTGCGTATATGGACGTGATGGTGATTGAAGAGCCGCTGATGCCAGTTGGGTACATGCTCTTCCTGAGCACCGGTGGTGTGAATGTTGACGAAAACATAGTCGGCGTTCGTGAGCACGCCTCACCTGCTTGGCGGGGCCTGAAGCTTATGCCTGGTAACCAGCAACGCTATCCGCTGATTGATGGCTACTATGTGCATGGATTCGGCACCGGGATTCGTAGGCGCACTGGTGCTGCGCTTTTACAGATCACGGCGAATGCTTCGTACACTATCCCGCCGGTTTACATCCATTCAACTGCAACAGTGTGAGGTAGCTGATGAGTAAGGACATTGACTTCGAGAAGCCATTGTCTGATGAGGATCGGGCTTGGCTTCATGAACGTTCACTCGATTGGCGAATCCAAGAGAATGATCGGAAATTCGGTAAAGAACCAGAGCCATCAGAACCAATTTCGCCAGCTGATGCTGCACCATTTTGGGAAGAGGGTACTGAGCCGAAATCTGTATTTGTTCAACGTCCATTTGACCCACAGGTCGAAGGTTATTACGCTGGTGGTGTGGTCGTAGCTGAAGTTGAACCTGAGGTAGAAGTTGAAGAAGTTGCTGTGGAAGATCTCACTGTTGAGGAACTTAAGGCTGAGCTTCGCGATCGTGAACTTCCAACGGATGGGAATAAGGCAGAGCTTGTAAAGCGTCTCAAGAAGGCATTGTAAATTGGCTGAACAGACTGATATTGACAACGTTAAGTTGAATCTTCCTACTTGGACGGCTGAGCTAACTCAGTGGGATGATACTTTTATCGGTACTGTTCTTGATAATAATGGAACCAATATTTTCAAAACAGTCTATCAGTTTTGGCTTCAAAGAGTTGGTGATCTATCGGCGCTTACTGATGTCACCGATGCCGGCGCGAGTCGGCCACTTAGCCAGACTTATCAGCATGCGTTGGATATGCTGAACTACTGGGATAAGGTATCTGGTCAGAACGCAACCAGTGTCGGCAAGATCAAGCGTCGTTACCATCGTCGTCATGGCCATGGGTATCCTTACGGGCTGCAACCTTATGGCGGCGCATATGTGAGGACCGACTGATGACCGCGCCTCAAGCTACGCCGATCCTCAAAGGGATCATGAATGGGTTGTTGCGTTATACTACGAATTGGTTTATCCTTGATTGTGCGACAATAGCTGGACCAGTCAATATTCAGCTTCAGCGTCGAGTTCCAGTGGACAAGCCCGGTGGTGGGCACGACTTTACAACTGTAGGTATTCCAATGCAAACATTCCGATTAGTAAATCAAACTATTTCGGATGGGACGCTGAATAGTCCAAATGATGACGGACTAGTGCGGCGGGATGCTTACGTTCTGATTGGTGCTTGGGATGCAGATATTCAGCCTCTTGATTGGTGGGAAGAGGCTAGCGGCGCTCAATGGCGTGTAGACGGTCTGTTGCCGAATATGGGTTATGAATCGCGGGCAGCCGTAAGTGCATTCTCTAGTGACCCGCAGTACGGGAGCTAGCCATGCCTGTACATTTCCATGAATCATTTTCCTTCGATCAAGGTATTCTAGGTCGTAATTTGGATACGATGGATGAGAAGGTTCGTCGTTTTATCAAAACAGATCTTGATATCGCTGCTGGCCGTTGTGAAGCGCAGATGAAAACTGATGCTCCATGGCGCGACAGGACTACAGATGCTCGTAATGGTCTTTGGTCTGAGGCTATTAATCAGGAAGATAGGTTTCAGTTGTACGCCGGTCACGGTGTCGAATACGGTATCTATCTGGAGAAGTCAAATGGTGGTCGCTTCCAGGTTGTGATGCCTACGCTTATTGCGACGGCTGTAGCGTTTATGCAATCATTGACTGAAATGCTTCATGAGCTTGATAATCCTGCCCCTGTACTTGGTGCAATAGAGCCTGGTGTTCGTGCACAGCGTGGAACGTCGCAGGGGGCTGGTGAACATGCAGAACACGTTAAAGGAGCTACTGAAAAGACTGCTCACAAGGCGCGAATTTACTTCCGTGGTGAAGGTGGTCGATTTGCAGCTTATAAAAACGTTCATTTGGGTACGGGGCACAAAAATGTGACTAAAAAGACCAAGAAAACCACCAAAACTAAGCGAACGAAGCGCGCATAATGTCCAGAGCAGCTATATACGACGCTATTTTGGCGGATCCAAGCCTACAGGCTTTAGGATTCGACAAAACAAGCATTTTAGTCAACTATGATGGTGATCAACGGCCTTCTGATACTTTATTTATGGTTTTAACTTGGCAAAATGAAGGTGAGGGATTGCGTGGTGACGACGTATTCTTTGCGCCAATCAAAAATTTAACCATTTGGGTTCATATGTACAAGCAGTTTTCTACTGATTTTGTTCGAGTCGATGGAGTTTTTGATATTTTAGACAGTATCATGGCTGCAATGATTGATGTGGATGGCGCTGATGGCGTAACGCTATCGCAAGCAATTCCTGGTGTACGCTCACGTGATTTACGCGATGACGCCTATCAGACCCTATGTCGGTCTTCATCGTATAGAATACTAGACAGAGTTACAGCGTCGGTTTGAGAAAGGAAGCAGTAATGACCGAGACATCAGCCAAGGAAGCTCCCAAGCAAGAGAACAAGCCTCTTCCTAAGAGTGCCCCCCAGCCTCCTGGCGACCTCCGGCGTCGTAGCAAGACCCCGAAGCGCACAGGCCCATTCGTGAAGTACGTCGGACGAGCTAGCCATCGGGTGATCAGGCCGTCCCAGTGGAGGTCATTGGGGATTGAAATTCACGATGACAATACGACGCATACATGGAGTGTCGCGAACGACAAAATGATTGAGTCCAGTGAGTTCACGGACGAGCAACTTGATTATTTGCTCATCGACGACATGCAATCTGGTAGCAATACCCATGCTTTTGTCGAAGTCGATTTCAACGACAAAGGCCAGCTTGTTCAGGTGGTTTCTGAATAATGCGCGAACCTAATCTCAATTTGGAATCCGTAGAGTTACGGTGCCGCGGTACTTTACATGGTATTGCGAAAAACGCTACTGGTACAGTTGAGGTCAGGTGTAAGCACTGGACCTGTAATCCGCAAGGTTCCGTTACTTACCACGTATTCGATTTGGCAACAGGTCAGCCAATAGAAACGCATACGTATAAGGATCCAATTAAAGGAGACAAAAAATGAGCAGTCCTACACCTTGTGCTTCCGGTACATCTGATGTTCTCCCATATGGGATCCGTCAGATTCGCCTGACGCCATATCTGGATGCCCAGGGCACTTGTTTAGCGGATGTGAGTTATCCGCTTCCGGTAGCTATGACGCTTGGCTTCTCTGAGACCGAGCAGTACGACGAGTTGCGTGGTGATGACGTTCTCGTAGCTGTTCACGGTCGTGGCCCACAAGTTGATTGGAGCCTAGAAGCTGGTGGTATGAACATGACTTGCTGGTCGCTTCTTAGTGGTGGCTCAGTCATTGAAGAAGGCGTAGCGCCTACCCGCGTAACGCGCATGCGCAAATCTGGCGATGACTTACGTCCATATGTTCGTATTGACGGTCGTGCTATTTCTGACTCTGGTGGCAACCTCAAGACTCGCATTTATCGCGCAAAGGCTAATGGCCGACTCCAGGCCGATCTTCGCGGTGGCGCTTTCCAGACCAGCCGTATTGATGGTGTCGGCCTTCCGTTGGTCGGTGATGGCGGTCGGTGGCTCTACGAGTTTATTCACGATGAGACCGATTCGGCCATTCCTGGTACGCCAGAGCCAAACCCAATGCCTGTTCCGCTCAATGTTCAGGCGACCACGATCGCCGCGACTACAGTCGGGCTGGAATGGGATCAGGTCGGTATCTTTGTGGCCGGTACCGACGGTTACAAGGTCCAACAGAGTATCGACAATGGCGTAACTTGGGCTGATGTCACTGGTGCTGGCGGCACTCCGACGACAAACTCGACTACGGTCACGACATTGACGACCAAGACCACCTACTGGTTCCAGGTGGCCTACGTTCAGGCTGCAACTCCTGGACCGGGAACTGTCGGCGACTATAGCCATCCGGTGATTGTTACTACACTTTAATTGGCGACTATAACTGAATACCAACTAGAGCCCAACAGAGGTCAATGAACCCAAGGAGGCCAAATGAGTAATTCTACAGCCGAAGAATTTGCAAAGTCAGAATCTATTCTGCCTAATAGGGCGCAACGTCGATCTGCTGCAAAGCATGCCGTTATGGAAGAGCCTGAAAGATTGGCAACAGGTGACGAACCAGATCGTAGATCTATCGGCGATGAAATTAAGGCAGCTGCTGAACCTGAAGACCCGCCAATTCCCGTTCCTCACGCAGAACCAGCCAATCCCTACGCGCCTACTGGCTGGCGGAAGAAGCAGAGATTAGAGTTCGACATTGAACTTCCTAGTGGTCAGTTTTGTCGCGTACTACGCCTTGAGCGTGAGGACTTATTTAGACTCAATTTGATGAGTTATCTTGATACCTTCACGCCGATGCTAATGGAAGATAGCATTAGTAGCGAACAGCGTAATCAACGCATGCGTGAAACTATGACTAAGCATCCTGATTCAATTGCCAATATGTTTATGGCGATTGATGAAGTCGTTATGGCTGCTACGCTTAGGCCGCATGTTACTAATGATCAAAACAAGGTAGACTACGGAACTCCAAAAGATTGGGGGAACCCACAGTTTATCGCGACAGCCTATATTGAAGACATCAGAATGGAAGATCGGATGACGATCTTCGCCGCTGCGTTTGGGCGGTCGATGGATGACTTGAAAAGTATTTGGCAACAAGCGGATAGCGTGGGAAGCATGGCAGATCAGCCAAGCGTACAATCAGACGCCGAGCCAGATTTATGAGGTCAAAGGTGCTGCAGGATTATTCTTTGATAAAGGAATATTTGTCTTTGGTCGTTATGTAGAAGGAGCCGTTGAGGATGCGGGGAGAGATGCATTATCGCCAGCGTTCGCAAGATCGGCGCAGAGTCGTGCTTTTGCTAGAGCTATGGGCGATGACATGGAAAAATCTACGGCTGGCTTCGCTGACCCATTTAGTTCTGCCGAGACAGACGCCATTCGGGTCGATGAGAATGGTGATGAGATTATCGAAAGCGATTATTAGTGCCTGATTACAATCTGGGACGCGCGCACGGTGAGATAGTCATCGATGCCGATACTCGTGGTATTCAGGAAGCCAAAGCAGAAATGGCTGCGACTTCTGCTGAGGCCGCAGCTTTAGATAAGAGTATGGGTAGGGTCAATGAGACCTTTGATAAAAATCGTCAAAGTAGTATATTATCAGCTGAACAGCTTGTTCGCGAACGTGGCCGCGTTGAAGAACTTAGAATAGCTTATGAGCGGTATAATCGTGATTACCAAGATGCTGCTAGAAAACGCGAGGATATTCAACGTAGGCTAGGTCGTGCTACACAAGATGAAGAAACAAGCGGTCAGCGATTACTGCGTTTAGGTCGTGATCTTCAGCGCGCTAAAGACATAGAAGAACGCACGTTATTGCGTATGGAAACTGCTTATGAAAGATATCAGACTAGGCTTTCGTTGGTGCGCTATGAGGTTGAGAAATTCAACCAGGCTCATCTAAATGCTACACGAGGTTTACAAAATATACGCAATGAAGCAGAGCGGGCGGGACAATCACTGGAGCAGTTAGCCGATAAGTTATCTAGTGTTACCAGAATACTAAGTCAGGTAGCATTATATGGTCTTGGTGGAGCTGGTGCAGGGGGTAGCTTAGGTTTACTTGGTGGTGCAGGGATTCAAGGGCTAACTACTGCTCTTGGTGGTGCAGTTGAGATAGTTAAAGATTTTGCTGGGGCTATGCTTCTTGTTCCCGGTGTAGTGAATGGTGCAGTACTATCGCTTGGAACACTAGCGGTTGCATTTCATGGTGTTCAAGAAGCAATGGGATCTTTGGAAGATCCAGCTAAGTTCGCCCAGTCGTTACACGAGCTAGCTCCAGCTGCTCAGCAAGTTATGATTCAACTTCAAGGCTTCATATATGCATTCCGTGGTGCCCGTCTGGAAATCCAGCAGTCGCTATTCGCACCAATTATCGACGACATTAGGCCATTAGTTTATACTTGGTTGCCTGAGTTAATGCATGCAGGACAACGAATCGCAACTGAATTCGGTCAAGCATTCCACCAGGTTTTTCAATTCTTCCAGCAGCCTGCTGTTATTCAAGGTTTTCAGCTATTCGTTAATAATTTAGTTCGCGGTTTTCAAGCTGCTCGTAATGCTATTGAGCCTTTTTTGAGCGCTTGGAATACATTAGCTACTGTTGGTTCACAGGTATTTGATCGACTTGGTACAGCAATAGCTACTATTGCTCAAGAATTCAATAGCTGGGTTCAAAATGCCGCTTCAAGCGGTAAGCTATTGGAAATAATTAATTCTGCTTTAAATGCTTTTACGCAGCTTGGACATATTGTTAGAGATTTGAGCATTGGTCTTATTAATATGTTCAATACCGCCGAGAAGGTGGGCGGTAACTTTATACAGATCATAGCAAATATAGCGGCTGAGTTCAGGGCTTGGACAGAATCCACCCAAGGTCAAGCCGCTTTAACTGAATTCTTTACGTTAGTCCATGATACTGCTCAAGCTGCTTTACCAATTCTTAGAGACTTTGGTCATGGTATAATGATCATAGTCGATACATTAATGAGACTTGGTATTGCTGCTGCGCCCGGTCTTACATCATTCTTCGACTCGTTGGTTCAGTCATTACAAATTCTTGCTCCAGCTCTTGTACAATCAGCACCAGCTATAAGTGATTTCTTTAAAGCATTCGGTGAAACACTTGTTCAGGTAGTGCAACAACTTGGTCCTGAATTACCTAACTTGTTTAGATCAATGGCCGGTGCCTTAGTTGACTTGATGAAAGTTCTCCCTCCGGTAGCCAGTGCTTTAGCTAAACTATTAGAGCATGTAACGCCAAAAGAGATTGAACTTTTAATTCTATTCGTAATTGCACTTAAAGGTTTAATAGGTATTGGCGCTTTAGCTGAATCCCTTACAGCACTTGCCAATCCGCTTACTTGGATAATTATTGGTATTGGCCTACTAGTTACTGGTATTATCTTATTGGTTCAGAACTGGGGCGCTGTCGAAAAGGCTGTTGGTAGTGTAACCGATAAGTTTGGTGGATTATCCGGTATTATTGATGGGTTAAAGAGGGCCTGGGATAAACTTACAGATACTGTATCTCATTGGTGGGATACCCTTACTAATGCTGTTGGCGGCGCTTGGGATAGTATTGTCAACGGAATAAAGGGTTTAGCTGATAAGATTATTGATTGGTGGGATAAAATAGACTTTGCCCAAATGGGCAAGAATTTTGTTCAAAAGATCATAAACGGTATTGTGTCCATGAAGGACGCAGTTGTTCAGGCCGGTAAAGACTACATTTTCGATCCACTTAGGAAACTTTTCCCATCATCAAGAGCGGAAGATGGACCGTTTGCGCAGCAATCACCAGAAGAATTAGGCGCCAAAGTATCGACCGATTATGCGGCGGGAATCGAGTCGGGGACGCCCGCGGTTACCGCCGCATCGACTCAGGTCGCGAGCGGGGCTTACGGAGGGCTATCCGGCGCGGGCGGGACCGGGGGAGGGGGCGGTCTCGGCCCAGGAGGATTCACATCCGCAGGGATAGCTGGTATTTCTGGTAAAGGTTTGGTCGGTGGTAGCGGGTTTGATCAATGGATTGACTTCATCACTAAAGATTTAAGTGCATGGAGTAAAATTGGTCAAGATGGATTTAAGTTATTCCGTGATATTAGTAAGACAATCACTGATAGCATTGAAATTATAGCTTCGATGTGGAATAATGGTCGTAACCCACTAACTCAAGCAGGTGGGATTGCTGGACCTCCAATTGGAGCGCAACAAGGAGTGCCTGGGGTACCAAACGCGCCAATATATGGGCCTCCACCAAGACCAGAATTGGCCGGCCCATTGCCTGGCCAGCAGACTTTTCCTGGGCAAGAAAAAGTTCCTGGTGTACCAAATGTACCACCTGGTGGGAATTTACCTGTGCGGGGTCCAGATGGTAAAACTTATTATCCACCTGGTTTCACAGGACCGATACCTCCTGGTGCTGAACGTGGTTTACCACCAGCTGCCACACCACCAGCGCCACCAGCGCCACCAGCTTCGCCTGCTCCATCACCATTTGCTGGCCAAGCAGGAACTAGTGGACAACCTCCTGCACCAACGCCTCCTGCGCCACCTCCATTACCTCCACCACCTACACAGGTGCCTGCAGGACAACAGGGAATTCCCGCCGGACCCAGCGCCGTTCCTAATGCACAAGCTGCAGCTAATGTTGGAAATATAACAGGTGATACCAGTACGCCACAAGGTATGGCCAATGCTATTGCAGCTGAAGGTCGTCGTCGTGGATGGACTAATGATCAGATTACCGCAGCTATCAATATCGCTCAAGATGAAAGTGGTTTACGTGCGCTTGGGTTTAACACTAGCGGCGGGAATGCCTCCGTTGGTGGAGTCGGTGGGGTCTACCAACAAAGCTCGCAGGCTGGTTGGGGTACAGCAGAACAGATACTTGATCCACGTTACGGCATTTCAAAATTCGCTGATATCTTTGGAGAGAATCTGCGAAGGTTCCCGAATATCAGTGCACTTAATGCTGCTATTCTAACTCAAAATCCACAACTTGTTACTCAGTATGGGATTCGACCTGAAGACTTAACTACTGGTTCTCAGTATGGTCGCCAAGTAACTGCAGCCGTCGCGCAAGCACCTGGAATAGCTCCAGCTGCTATTGCTGCTGCGCCACCGGCAGCACCTGGTGGTGCACCTGCTGCCGCGCCTCCTGGTGGGGCAGTATCACTTAATTTAGGCGATAAAGTTACGGTACAGACAAATAGCATTGATTGTGGGCCCGCATCAGCACGTATTGTTCTTCAGGGGGATGCACAATTTGGTGGCAAGGGTGCTAAAGATGTTGAAGATATGTTCAGCAACATTGCTGGTGTTGGCCAAGGTCCACAAGCATATAGAGATTTACTGAATCGTTTTGCGCCACAAGCTAATTATCAATTCACGCCATCTGCCGGTAGCACACCACAAGCTATGATGGATGCTATCCAAAGATCTGTTAACGCTGGCTTCGCCCCAATACTCAATTATAATGCGCCAGGCCCAATTCAAGGTGCTGTCGGTGGGCCTATAGGCCAGTTTGAACAAGGTGGTCAGATTGAGCACTTCGTTGTCGTACAAGGATATGACCCTACAACTAACAGAGTCATCATTCGTGACCCAGGCGTAACTGATCCAAACACAGGCCAAGCAAGTGTGTACTCGATAACTACCGAAGAAGCACTTAGGTTATCACAAAACCAAGGACTAATCGCTGCCCAACCGGCTCCAGGTGTTAGAGGACAAACTCCATTTCTTCCAGGGGCTGCTCCTGCTGTTCCAGCTTCTACAACTGGTCAAGCTGGCCCTGAAGTTCCGCAAATACCAGCTACACCAGCTGCACAACCAACATTAGGTGGAGCAGCACTTGGTGCAGGCCTAATTGGTGCAGGTATAATTGGCGGCGGTCTTCTGGCATACGGTACCACACATCCAATTAAGGCTGCTAAGCTACCATTTAAAGCCGTAACAGGTACTTATAGAGGTATAAGAAGTATTATTGATAAGTTGCGTGGTGGTATAGCGACTGAAGAACAACTTAAAGCATATCAAACTGAGTTAGCTGCTAATGGTGGCGATGAAGATGCTGCCATTAATAAAGTTTTCAATATTACTCCAGATGAGGCAGAAGCAGCCAAGACTGAAGCGCCAGAGATTTATGAACAAATACGTACAAATGCAAAAGCTACTCTTAGTGCTGGCGCTAGACTTACGCCACAACAAGAAGCGTGGATTAATGAAGTTAATCTGAGACCAAAGCCTGAAGGTGCTGAAGTAGGTAATGTATCCGAAGTTGAATGGCAGTATTTGGGTAGATTGCTTAAGGGTAAAGCAGGTACTGAAGCGCCACCACCACCGCCGCCACAGTTGCGTACTGCTGCCGGTGAATGGGCGCCATATGAAGATGTTATGGCACAGGTTAGGCCTCCAGCGCAACCTATACCGCGTGCACCTAGCCCAGTATTGCCACAAACTAATTTACCTGGTCCTGGAGCATTACCTGCTGGTCCTGGAGAAGCGCCAACTGTAAACATCAGGATACCACCAGGGCCACCGCCTAGACCACCAGGTGGGCCGCCACCAGGGGCTGCTCCTGTCGGTGGAGCACCTATACCTCCTGAATCAGCTGTTGACGCTTTCGGTCGTGCTCTTAGTATAGGTGGTCGCGTTCTTTCTGTCGGTGGTCCTATTCTTGATATTGCTGCCCTTAGCTTAATGATATATGGTGATGCTAAACAACAAAATCAATATCATCAATTATTAAGTCAAGGCGTCCCACACGATCAAGCTTATCAAACTGTATTCGGTTCGCCATTCCCAACGAGTTCTGAAGGCATATTCAGAATATTCAATGGGGATAATCTTGGTGGTTCACCATCGCCACAAATGATTAGAGATGCCTTCGGTGGTCGTACTCCTACGAAACAGGAAGTTTCACAAGCTTTCGGTGGTCGAGTTCCAAAGTTGGTTGATGATACATTTAAGAATGATCCAGCCTGGGATCCAACTCTTAACCAAGTATTAACTGGTGGGCTACCTGTAGCGCCAGCACCCGCTAGGCCTGCTGCACCTACTACGCGACCACCTGGTGTTGGCGCTGGTATCGCTGCACAACAGCAGCCAGCGCAACAAGTGGCACAACCACCAATTAATCTTATTCCAGGTGGTGGCTATGTACCTGCTACAACTGGTGCAACAGGTCCAGTTAAAGTTGGTGGCATAACATATTATCCACGTAACTTCGTCGGGCCAATACCACCAGGTGGTGTTCGTGGCGATGCACCATCTGCTTTGCCTCCCGATCCTCGTGGAGTACCTGTCCAAGTCACCAATCCAAAGGATTTCCCTGGCGGGCCAAATGCCCCGGCACCATCGCAACCGAAGCCTTCAGGTCAACCGGCTAATCCACCGACCCAGACACAAGGAGACACTCATTTAGGTACGGGTCAACCGCCTGGGCCTGGATTTGATAGGTATGGCACAGGTGGTGTCTCCGGCGTATTTCCTGGACTTGGATCGACAGATTCACCACTTAAACAATTTGAAACTGCAGCCTCAGGTATTGCTTCTGTTGTAGGTGATGCCTTTAAGCTATTTGATGATATTATTAATAACATTAAAGCTACTGCTGATATAGCTGAGAATTTAGCTATTGGTCTTCATAATACTGAAGGTATAGTTAAGATCATTCAAGATGTTCAGACATATATTCAAACTGCGGCTGATATCGCTAAAACTGTTGGCGACACAGCTGGCGCTATTAATAGTCTTATTCCATCGGGTGGGGATCCATTCTCTGGTGGTGCAAAAACTGCTTTAGGTGCAGTTACTGCACTTGCTGGTGTTATTCAGGGTGCTTTGGAAGCCACGAATGAAGCTATATCTTTGGGTATTGAAGTTTACCATGAAGTTGGTAAATATGCTGGATTCATAATTGGTGGTGTACTTGGCGGAGCGTTGGGTACTCTGGGCGGGAATGTGCGTATGCTTCTGAATACTAGAACAGGAGAGATTTACTCTTATAGTGAAGATAATCCATTAAATAAGAATGTCATAAAGACGCCATTTACGAATGCATATAATCAGCCTCCTGCCATCCAGCAGCAGAACAATCAGCTTAATCTGTATACAGGACCAGGACAAAGTCCGATGCAGATGATGCAGAGTACAATGTGGATGGTTAGTACTGGTGCTCCACAAGTTGCTTCAGTAGCAGGAGCGCAATAATGCCTACTGGCGAGTTTTTAGGTAAAGGGCAATATAAGATTGGCGATATTTTATTTGGCGATAATACTAATATGCCTGTCTCTAAGGTAGAGATTCAACCTTGGAATGTTAATAATCAAGATTTCCAGGTCATTCGTACTGATGAGATACGTTTTGGTATTGATAATCTGGTGCCTGCACCTATTGTATTTACTATGGCTGTTATGAATAACTGGGCATTGGAAAACATACCTGGGGGTGGAACCGTTCCACCAAGCTTACTATATCAAGCGCGTAGTTTATTAGGCCAATTGGCTAATGAATGGAAAGCTACGGATGTTAGGTTTAACTGGGGTGCTACAAAAACATTATTATTCGTAGATACCGATGGCGTCACTAGGCGCGTTTATGGTAGGCCTGGTAAGTTTCAACATGGACCAGTGGAGCAAAATGAATGGGTCGATGTACAAGCTGAGTTTAGGCGTGCAGATACCAATGCTTATGATGATACTGAGACTTATGCCACTATACCGTTTAAACAGAACATTACAATAACTAGAGATAGGGGCGATGCCCCAGCTTGGTTTAGAGTAATAGCTGTTGGGCCAATATCACAACCAACGATTACAATAGGAAGTTTAAAGATACAATTAGGTTTAAATGTTAATTCCGGTGTGTCTGTTGAAATAAGTAGTTATCCTTGGATGCGACATATAATTGATAGTAATAATATCAACTGGCGGACTGCTCTTATTGGGTCATCTCCATATCTTGATCAACTTTTATTACCAGCTGATACAGATACAGTTTGTACTTGGACAAGTTCAACGGCAGAAGGTGAAGTATATCTTTATTGGCGAGAGGCTTGGCATATCGAATGACTGGATCCAATACAAACCCAGCTTATCCTATTAGTGGCGATGAAGGTAGGTTTAGGTTTATCGTTGAAGATGTTTACGGTAATATTTTAACTCGTGATTTAACTGTACAGAATCCTAAAGTAATGCGTGTGCTTAGCGGTCCTGCGAATATCGAGTTCGATGTCGATTATCGTGATATATCTAACTCTGGTATTTATTTTAAACCTTGGGCTCAATGGATACATGCTGAAAAACAAGTATTAGGTAATCGAGTTATTTGGGCTAGTGGTTTGGTGCAACCGTCGGATATTGATAAGAAGACTGGTGTAACACATTTAGTAGCGCAAGGATTTTCTGGTTATGCTAAAAGAATGCCTTGGCTTGAGAACTGGAATCCATTGGCTAATGATGTGTTCGAAGTTCCAATTAAAATTTGGAATCATCTTCAAAGTTACCCAAATGGTAATCTTGGTGTTACAGTATATCCGACAACTAGTGGTATTGAGATGCTTCCTGGCTATGCGTTTGATGGGAACATTTTAAATCTCGACTTCTTTTCACAATTTATTCGTGCGACAGATAAAATTGATTGTGCGGATTATATTGATAAATTAGCTCGTGATATACCATTTGATTATGTAGAGCAATCATCATGGAATAGTAATAAAACAGGAATTAATAAATCAATTTATCTTGGCTATCCAAAAGCTGGAGTAGATCAAACTTATCTTGCATTTGTTATTAATGAAAATGTTATTGAAGCATCACCACATATTGAAACATTGATTGACTGGGTTAGCGATGTAATTGTAGATGGTTGGTTCCCAGGTACTGAATATAGTGCAAGCTTAACTAATGCCGATCCTCATCGTTATCGACGCGCAATATCACAGGATGATGCTAGAATTAATTCAAATGAAAGAGCTGCCGCCTGGGCCAAAAAGAAGTTGACCAGGAGACAGACTCCGGCATATTGGGATAGCATTATTGTAGATATGGGTCATCCTAATGCGCCTTTCGGCTATTATGATGTCGGCGATAGAATAACAGTTAGTGGTTATATGCCTTGGGTTGGCTTTGTTACCCAACAACTTAAAATTCTCGCTATTGCTGTTGATGAAGAAAAAGGTGCTTGTGAACTTACGCTTAAAGCTGAAGGTGCATTCAACTATGATCCAATTTATTATGCGGCGCAAGCTCAGGGTTCCGTTCAGATCAATATTTTTGGTTGGATTATTGGAAAAAGTTTAGATAGTGGTTCAGTTTCGCCGACAGCATCTAATGCTGCTTCTATTATTCAGCTAGAGGCTGGTGTTCCTACATTTGGGATTGGATAATGGCAGAAGCAATTGTACGTAATGCGCCTAGCTTAAGAGATACCAATGGTGCGTTCTATCCATATGGACTTTTTATGGAATCTATGATGGAAGGTCTCGTTGACTTTGAGACTGATATTTTTTATTTGATGCTTTGTGATCCTACTTATACTCCGAATCAAAATACTCATAAGTTTAAATCAGTTATAAGTGGTGAAGTCAATTACAGCGGTTATGATGCCGGCGGGATACAGATGCCCATCAGTACTGTTAGCTATACTGGTTCTACGAAGACACTTACTATTATCGCTAGTAATGTCCAATGGCCGCTTGTTACTTTCCCGTCACCTGGCGTTAGATATGGTATTGTTTATGATAGTGCTACTAAAGATGGTTCTGGAGCTGATACGGCTAAGCCACTTATTGGATATATTGACTTTGTAAGTTCACAAATAGTTACAAGTCAGGCTTTTCACGTTAACTGGCCATCTACAGGAATGCTTAGCTTAAAGTTGCCATAACATGAGTATTGATGCTGCTTTTGGCTTTCAATCGCAGAGCACTAAAGCTCTAGCGTCGATTGATAGCACGAAGTACCCAGATACAAATAAAGACTTACAAGAGAACATAATTCGATTAAATGAATTTGTTGACTATATAGCGTCATATTTACAAACGATGCAGAAAGGAATAGACAAAAATAATCAGGACCCAATTGCTCAGATACAATCTTTAGCAGCTGATCTTCTTATTCTTCTGGGTGGCGGCGAGCTTCTTTATGGAATTGATTTGGGTGATCTTCAATATTTTCTGCCTGCTATCGGTGCTCTTTTAGGCTTTGATACTACAACTCCATTCCCAATCAATTTATTTAACGCAGCTGAACACTTCTTCCTTGGTTATGTTGTACCTTTAGATTCTTTTGCGATTGTTATAGAGGGTTTAATTGATGGCTGGCTAGTTGCACTAGGTATTGATCCTGAGTTTATAAAATCCCTGAATGACTTGCTTGATGCTTTTGGGAATCTTGCGCTGAGTATCGAGGATTTTCTGACTGCAGTTACAAGTTTACTTGGTATCTTTGGAACAGATTTTCCGTTTATTAGCGATATATGGCATGTCATAACAACATTGCTTGGTGGTCTAAGTTTAGCTGATCTTGGTAGTATTGTTGATCCTATATTCGACTCACTTGCGCCATGGGTTGAAGAATTAGCTATTGCTGTTAATGATCTGAGTTTAATAATTCGGGCGTTTAGTGGTGAGACGAGAAATATTCAAGGCGTTCTGAATTTTGCTTCGTTATTTAATTCAATTAACTTCTTGCCTGCAGGGACGTTTAGTCCAATTACAGCAGCAACTAGTTGGATCCAAAATCTTATTAAGCCAACTAATCTACTTGCACCTATTGTCAATGATCCTAATGATACTGGTGGCGTTTTTGGATTTGTTCCGTTAGAAAACTTAGCTATTGAGGCTATTGGCGCTATTATTGGCTCGGCGCAGTCCGTCATTGATGCTATTCTGAAAACAGTTGGTTGGCCCATTGGAAGCGGTACTCCCGCCGACGTAACGCAGTACTTCACTGACTTCTTAGGCATGTTTAGCAACCCAGCGCTAACTTCTGGTGGTTTCAATCCCAGTACGGCGGTATCCACATTTATCACCAGCATGATGAATCCGCTGAACCTATTAGCACCAATGAACCCATCCACATCGCTGCTATTCCCGGTCAATATCCCTGGCTTAGATGCCTCGAAAATCATCTCTGGTATCTTTGGTACTGGTCAGATTCCCAGTCTTGATGCCAGCAAGATTACGAGTGGCGTATTCAACGCACTGCAAATACCAGGTTTAGATGCCTCGAAAATCATTTCTGGTGTTATGAGTACCGGACAGATCCCTAATCTGGATGCTTCCAAGATCGTCTCTGGTGTTTTTGGTACTGGACAGATCCCAAACCTTGATGCTTCTAAGATCACGAGCGGCATATTTAACGCACTACAGATACCGACCTTGGATGCGTCAAAGATTATTTCAGGAGTATTTGGGCAATCAATGATCCCGTCATTGACTGGTACGTGGGGTAAAACAGTTGATGGCACATTGATTGCGGGCGGTTCGCTTTCAACATCTGTGATCCCTGGTCTCGATGCTTCCATAATTATTTCTGGATCGTTTAACGTATCGCGAATCCCATCGCTGCCTGCAGGGTGGGGGAATACAATCGACGGTTCGTTGATTGTAAATGCAATAACAAATGCGACATTAGGAGCCGCTAAACTTACTTCCGGTGCTATCCCTGCCGGCGTGACCATTGCTGGGTCTGCCTTGACTAGTGCGATTACTGCTGCTAATGTGCCCGCATTGGATGCTACGAAGATTACGACCGGCGTATTCTCACTAGCACAGATCCCTACTGGATCATTAGGTGCAGGCAATATCGCTGATGTCCAGACAATTATTGACGGTATCTACCAGGCCATGCACGGTGGCTCATCAACTGGTAATCTTGCGTCAACAGTTAAGCCAAGCATGTTGAATATTCCTGGTGGGAATGTTATTTCGACTCTGGCGGCGACAGTAATTCCTGGTCTTGATGCCAGTAAAATCATTTCTGGAGCCTTTAGCAGCGCGCAAATCCCTTCATTGCCGTCGGGCTGGGGGAAAACCGTCGACGGCAGCCTGCTCGCGGGTCAGGTCGCGGGGGGCATCGTCACCGGCATCGTGTCGGGCAACCCGATCACCACCGACGTGCAGAACACGGTGGACAACCT